AAAAACCTGCTGCTAAAAAAGTAGCGGTTAAGAAAGTTGCTGCAAAAAAACCGGTTGCTAAAAAAGCAGCGGTTAAGAAAGTTGCTGCAAAGAAACCGGTTGCAAAAAAACCGGCTGCGAAAAAAGCATGTGCAAAATGCGCCAAGAAAAAATAATGGCGTTGCATAAAAGATAAAAATGCCCGCATCGCGGGCATTTTTATTTATAAAAAATTTCAGTCAGATTTTTTGTCTGACTGAAATTTTTTTCCTTGGACAATCCACATTGTGGACCCGTTTGAATTTATTTTCGGCGCCGTACGCGGCATAACCATAAATAAATTTTTTGGTTGGGCGAATAATATTTCGTCTGGATTTTAATTTATATTAACAAAAGGAATAATAATGTCTGTTTCCATAGATCAAGTATTTGTGAAACAATTCGAAGCGGATGTTCATCTTGCGTATCAACAGATGGGTACAAAACTGCGTTCTACGATTCGCAGCAAATCTGGGGTTATCGGTGCATCCACAACATTTCAAAAAGTCGGTCGTGGCACGGCCAGCACCAAATCGCGTCATGGTATTGTTCCGGTGATGAATTTGAATCACACGCCGGTAGAATGCACATTGCAAGATTACTATGCTGGTGATTGGGTCGATGCATTGGATGAATTGAAAATCAACGTTGATGAACGTCGTGTTGTTGCGTCTGCGGGTGCATATGCATTGGGACGCAAAACCGATGAATTGATTGTTGGTGCAATGAACAATGCGACGGCATATGTTGGTGATTATTCAACCGGCCTTACCAAAACATTGATTTTAAGCGCGTTGGAAAAATTGAACGAAAAAGATGTTCCAGATGACGGTCGCAGATTCGCAGTTGTTGGTGTAAAACAATGGAACGAATTGTTGGGAATCACAGAATTTTCTTCGGCAGATTATGTCGGTGAAAATATGCCGTTTATCAATGGATGCGAAGCAAGGAAATGGCTTGGTATCACATGGGTTATGTACAACGATTTGCCGCTTGCATCATCCACACATCGTGATTGCTTTATCTATCATGCGTCCAGTATTGGTCATGCATGTGGTCAAGAAGTCAAAACCGATATCACATGGCACGGTGAACGCGCCGCGCATTTCATCAGCAACAGCATGTCTCAGGGTGCGGTTCTGATTGATGCCGAAGGTATCGTTCGCGTGAAATGCGGTGAATAACACAAATAATCCAAGGGGTAAAAAATGGCTTTTCAAAATAAAAATTTATCTGTGATCGCATATGCCAACGGTTTTACATTGTGGCATTATGCAGCCAGCGAAACGTTGGCGACAATTACGGCCAGTGGTTACTTTAACGCAGTTAAAACGTTGATGAACACTGGTGACATGATTTTAATCAATGCGTCTGATAAAACGTCTATCAAAAAAATCGCGGTTGGTGACAGTGCGGTTACCACCGGGGCATTGGATTAAAAACCTTGTTTGTTTGTTGAAACCAAAGGGGTCTTTTGACCCCTTTATATTATTTTAGGGGGAAATAATGCTTACAAAAATAGATTTATGTTCAATGGCGTTGTTAAAGTTAGGCGAAAATCCGATTCAATCTTTGTCTGATGATACAACGGCCGCAAAATTAGGGCGCACATTGATTGACTTTGTCATAGATACTTTGTTGGCAATGCATCCGTGGCGATTCGCATGTCATACGTACACAGTCGTCAAAGATGAAAATGGCGATTTAAATATCCCATCTGATGTTCTGCGTATTATTAAAACTAATGCGCGTGTTGTCGAAAATAAAATTATATCGGACGCATCCGCAGTGGAAGTCGTTGCGATTCGGCGTGTTTCACCTGATGTTTTTCCAAGTTATTTTGCATCGTTGGTTGCAACGAAATTGGCCGTAGAGTTCTGTATACCTTTAACATCAGATCAAACGGTATTTCGTACCTTGGTCGCATTATATGAAACAGAATTGCAAACCGCGAAATTTATAGACAGCACAACTTCGATAAATCCTGCGATAGAAAACTTTTCATTACTGGACAGTCGCTTTTAATATCAGGGGGTAAGTATGGGAAATTTTATTAAAACACAGACTTCGTTTGCAAATGGTGAAGTGTCGCCAAATTTTTTCGCAAATTCTGATATTCACGGACTTTCGCGGTTAGAAAATATGGATATTATTTCCGGTGGCGGATTGCGTAGGCGGCCAGGGTTAAAAAAAATTGCAAAATTGGCATCAAATGCGCGTCTGGTTCCGTTCGCTGTTTCTGAAACGGATCATTATGTTTTGGCGATTATGAATGGCTTTATACGTATTTTTTCTGGCGATTCTTTTGTCCAAGATGTTGTGTCGCCTTGGACGGAATCTGATATTCCGACATTGCAATACGCCGAACGATTCGGAACGATTATTTTTGTTCATCCTGATTATCGACCAAAAATACTTTATCGTGATAATGGAATTTTTAAATTTATGAATTTTTCGTTTACATCATCTGATGGTGGTGAAAATATTGATATGCCTTTTATGCGATTTGAAGATTCGGAAAACATAAATATCACAATAACAATGTCAGACAGTATCGCGCACCTAACCACTAATCATGATTTTTGGAGCGTAAAAAGTGTTGATGGGCATTTATCCATGTTGGGAAAAACATGGTTAATAACATCTTATATTGGTCCACGTGAAGTCACTGCGGCTTGCAATGGTGTCTTTACAATACCAAATTCACCGATTACAGATTGGCAAGAAGCAGTATTTAGTCCAAGTCGTGGATGGCCGGTCAGTATAACCTTCCACCAGAATCGTTTGGTGTTCGGAGGCGCAAAATCTTGGCCGGGTGGTGTATGGATGTCTTGTGTTGGCGAACATAAGAATTTTAATCTGGGTACAGGTTTGGACGACCAGGCAATATACTTCACATTATTGTCATCACATCGTCAACATATTTGCACACTGGTCAGCAGTGATAATCTGCAAATTCTTACGTCCGAAGGCGAATGGGCTGTTTCTAATAAACCATTGACTCCGGAATCGGTGAATATAAAAATGCATACATCTATTGGTTGTATCGCAGACCGGTATTTGCCACCACAAGAAATCGAAGGTTCGACGATATTTGTATCAAACAATAAACATGATATACGACAAATGGTGTTGGACGATTTCGGCGAAAAATATCGTGCGGATAATTTATGTGCTTTATCAGAACACATTATGAATAATCCAATTGATATTGCATATAATAAAACGGACAAAAAACTTTTTGTCGTTATGGCAAATGGAGAAATGGCCGTATTAAACAGAAATATCGCGTTGGAAATTTCGGGTTGGACACATTATATCACAGCGGGTAAATTCAAATCGGTCGCGGTTTGCGATGATAAGACGTATGTGATTGCTGAGCGCGATTCAGAATTCTTTATTGAACGGTTCGATGACGCGGTAAAAGTTGATGCAGAAAATTATCCTTATACTTCACGCGCATGCGGATTACCGTTAATGACATCGGGGCACAATGCAAAATATATAAGAATCAAAAAGATTATTGCACGCGTGCACGATTCGAAAACTTTATTTATAAATGATTTTCGGATTCCTTTCCCAGATGAAGTTTACGTTAATGGTGCACCAGGATTTTCCGGAGACATGTCGGTAAATATTTTAGGAACATTGCGCGATATGGTGGATAGCCCCTGGGAAATATCGACCAGTGATGCATTACCTTTGACCGTTTTATCCGTGACGATATACGGTCGTTATCAAATATAAAAAACAAAAGGATATTAAAATGGGACAAGTTGTTTCAGATGTAAAAGATATTTTAAATTATCAGGACAGTAAACAAAAAAATGCTGCAACACGCAAAGAAATTATAAGACAAATGGCGGCAGATGAAGAAACCAAACAAAATCTGGTTAATAAAGTTTTGGCAACCCAGCGCGCAAAATATGGTGCATCTGGGATGAAAAATCGTGGTCAAACCGAAGACGCGGTTTTACAAAGAATAAAAGACGAAACCGAAAAACCGTATAACGATAAAAAACAATCAAACCTGAACAAATTAAAAAATGCGCGCGCCAAGAAAAAGAATCTGTTATTGTCGGCATTAGAACACGCGGAAAAATTGGTTCGGTAAAATGAGCGAATATAACCAATTTTTGGATTCTTGGAACAAAATATTGGGTCTAAACACGCCATCTCATCATCATCGTATGACGGATTTTTTATTCGATATTTTAAACAGCGAAAATCATCGTGGTTTGTTGATGGCGTTTCGTCATTCGGGTAAATCTACCATTGTTGGAATCTTTGCAACATGTGTTTTGTTTTTACACCCTGAAACACGAAT